GCATGTGGGCGGGTCCCACCCGAGAATAAAAAAAGAGGTACCAAGCCAAACTGAAAAGTCGAACTTTTAAAAAGGGGGGAGGGGTGGATTTTGTAAATATGGTACCTAGTATATGCTCTATATTGTTTGATATACATGTAGATCTGTGCTAAATAGTTTATGGTACCATAATTAATATTATGCTTAGTTTAGAAAAAATAAATGCAATTGCAGATCCGAAAGTAAGGAAACAGTTAAAAGTAGATATTTTAAATAAAATAAAAAAATCTACACAAGAAAAATATAGAACTGATTTTTTATCTTTTGTAAAATATACTTGGCCAGAATTTGTGGAGGGTAAACATCATACAGAAATAGCAGCAGCATTTAATAGAATTAGAACTGGTGAATGTAAAAGATTAATTATTAATATGCCACCAAGACATACTAAATCAGAATTTGCATCTTATTTTTTACCCGCTTGGATGATTGGTAACAGACCTAATTTAAAAATTATTCAAGCAACTCACACAGCAGAACTTGCAATTCGTTTTGGTAGAAAAGCTAAAACATTAATTGATTCAGAAGAGTACCAAGATTTATTTCAAACAAGACTCAGAGAAGACTCTAAAGCAGCGGGCCGTTGGGAAACAAATGGAGGTGGAGAATATTTTGCAGTTGGTGTCCAAGGTGCGGTGACCGGGAGGGGTGCTGATTTATTAATTATTGATGATCCACATTCTGAGCAAGATGTAAATTCACCTACAGCATTTGATAATGCATACGAGTGGTATACCAGTGGACCACGGCAAAGGCTTCAACCAGGTGGAGCAATTGTTGTAGTAATGACTCGTTGGAGTACAAAAGATTTAACAGCACAATTAATTAATGCTGGAGCAAAAGAAGTAAAAGCCGATCAATGGGAAGTAATTGAGTTTCCTGCAATCCTTCCAAACAATAAACCAGTATGGCCAGAGTATTGGAAACTAGAAGAATTAGAAAAAGTAAAAGCTTCAGCTGGTATTGCAAAATGGAATGCACAGTATATGCAAAACCCAACTGCTGAAGAAGGTGCTTTATTAAAAAGAGAGTGGTGGCAAAATTGGGATAAGAGTTATTTACCTCGACTACAACATGTCATTCAAAGTTATGACACAGCATTTTTAAAAAAAGAGTCTGCTGACTTTTCAGCTATTACCACCTGGGGAGTCTTCCAAGAAAATGAAGGAGATCCTCAACATTTAATTTTATTAGATGCTATAAAAGAACGATTAGAGTTTCCAGATCTTAGACGTGTTGCAAAAGAACAATATGATTATTGGCAACCCGAAACAGTTTTAGTTGAAGCAAAAGCTTCTGGTTTACCATTAACCTATGAACTCAGACAGATGGGGATACCCGTCGTTAATTATACTCCATCCAAAGGTAATGACAAACACAGTCGTGTCAATGCTGTAGCCCCACTGTTTGAGTCCGGAATGGTTTGGGCACCTACTGATAAAGAGTTTGCTCAAGAAGTAATTGAAGAGTGTGCATCATTTCCATATGGAGATCATGACGATTTAGTTGACTCAACAACTCAAGCATTAATGAGATTTAGACAAGGGGGGTTGATTATTCACCCAGAAGACTATAAAGAAGAAGAACTTCCAAGAAAAAAACGAACATATTATTGGTAAATGACATTTGTATTTAAACACCCTAGTAAGTATAAAAGACTTACAACAACGGTACCTCCAAAATCTGGCCCATTATCACAAGGCTTGAATATTGAGTATAATACTGTTAAAGATGTAAAACCGGAGAAAATTAATGGCAACAATAGACAAAGCACTTCCAAACGAAGTTAGAAAAGAAATTGAAATAGAAGGCGCTGAATCAGCGGCTGAACAAGATATTGAGTTACAAGAAGAATTACCTAATCAAGGTGAAACAGAAATTACACCAACTGAAGATGGTGGAGTTGAAATTAATTTTGAGCCAGGAGCCTTTAACCAGGCTCAATCAGAAAATCATTACGATAATCTAGCTGAGTTATTACCAGAGGAAACATTAAGTCCTCTTGGTTCAGAATTAATTGCTAACTACACTGAATATAGAACATCTAGAAAAGATTGGGAAACAGCTTATGTTAAAGGTTTAGATCTTTTAGGATTTAAGTATGAAGATAGAACAGAACCTTTTCAAGGTGCTGCTGGTGCTACTCACCCTGTACTTGCTGAAGCAGTTACTCAATTTCAATCTTTAGCCTATAAAGAATTGCTCCCGGCTCAAGGACCTGTAAGAACTCAAATTGTAGGAGCTATGACTCCAGATAAAACTGCACAAGCAGAACGTGTTAAAGAATTTATGAATTACCAATTAATGGATGTTATGAAAGAATATGAAGCTGATTTTGATCAGATGCTATTCTATTTACCATTAGCTGGTTCTACATTTAAAAAAGTTTATTATGATGAATTATTAGAAAGAGCTGTATCTAAGTTTGTTCCTGCAGATGATTTAATTGTTCCATACGCTGCCACTTCATTAGAAGATGCAGAAGCAATTATGCATAGAATAAAAATTTCTGAAAATGATTTAAGAAAACAACAAGTTTCAGGATTTTATAGAGATATAGAATTAACTCCAGGATATGCTGACGAAGATGAGCTTGATAAAAAAGAAAATGAGCTTGAAGGAACAAGATCTACTGGAAGAGCTGAAGATGTATTTACATTAATTGAATGTCATGTTAACCTTGACTTAGAAGGTTTTGAAGATCGAGGGCCCGATGGGGAAGTAACAGGTATCAAATTACCTTATATAGTAACGATCGAATCAAACTCTCGAGAAGTATTATCTATTAGAAGAAACTATGAAATAGGTGATACTCTTAGACAAAAAATTTCCTACTTCTCTCATTTTAAATTTTTACCTGGATTAGGTTTTTATGGTTTTGGTTTAATTCACATGATTGGTGGATTATCTAGAACGGCAACATCCGCTTTAAGAAGTCTATTGGATGCAGGGACTTTATCAAACTTACCTGCAGGATTTAAGCAACGTGGAATTAGAATTAGAGATGATGCACAATCAATTCAACCTGGTGAGTTCAGAGATGTAGATGCTCCTGGTGGAAATATAAAAGACTCTTTTATGACTCTTCCGTTCAAAGAGCCAAGTGCAACACTTCTTCAACTTATGGGTGTCGTTGTACAAGCAGGGCAAAGATTTGCATCTATTGCCGACATGCAAGTAGGTGAGGGTAATCAGCAAGCTGCAGTGGGAACGACAGTTGCATTGCTGGAACGTGGATCAAGAACCATGTCTGCTATTCACAAAAGATTGTATGCAGCTCTTAAGAATGAATTTAGATTATTATCTCGTGTATTTAAATTATATTTACCTCAAGAATATCCTTATGATATTGTTGGTGGTCAAAAGATGGTTAAGCAAACAGACTTTGATGATAAAGTAGATATTATTCCAGTTGCTGATCCTAATATATTTTCTCAGACTCAAAGAATATCTTTAGCTCAAACTGAATTACAATTAGCTCAATCTAATCCACAGATTCATAATTTATATCAAGCCTATAGAAATATGTATGAAGCATTGGGTGTAAAAAATATTGATTTGATTTTAAAAAAACCAACACAACCAGCACCAAAAGACCCATCATTAGAACATATTGATGCATTATCTGGTATACCTTTTCAAGCTTTCAAAGGACAAGACCATAGAGCTCACATAACTGCTCATTTACATTTTATGTCAACTAACATGGCTAAAAATAGTCCTCCAATTGGAGCAAGTTTACAAAAAAATATCTTTGAACACATTTCATTAATGGCTTTAGAACAAGTTGAAATGGAATTTAGAGATGAAATAGCACAATTACAACAAATGCAACAAAATCCACAAGCAATGCAAAACCCACAAATACAACAAATGGTTATGGAATTGAATATGAAGATAGAATCTAGAAAAGCTGTACTAGTTGCAGAAATGATGGATGAGTTTTTAAAAGAAGAACAGAAAATTAATGGTGATTTTGGTAATGATCCTATTGCACAATTGAAATCAAGAGAACTAGACATTAGATCAGCTGAAAATAATAGAAGAAAAGAGCTGGATGAGGATAGAATTAACTTAGATAAGATGAGAGCAATGATGAATCAGATGACAGATCAACAAAAATTAGAACAAAACGAAGAATTAGCTAATTTGAGAGCTGATACATCTATTGAAAAAACTGTTTTGTCTCATGTATTAAAACAACAAGGTGATAATTAGTAAAATACTGATTGTAAAACTATAAAAACTTGTTTAAACAATATTAATAGGAGAAAAAAATGGCAAAAACTAAAAAAACAGCACATTCAGACATGACTCATGTAAATCATGATATGTTTACTGATAAAGATGGAATGTTAAAAGGTGGAGTTGAAACTGAAATGACAAAACCTAATGAAACTCAATCTGTACAGGTAAAAGGTCAAAGAAGAATGCTTGCTGAAAAGAAAAGCAAGGCTGAGTGGTACTAACCCATGTGGTTTTCGGCAATAAAATTAGCCGTATCTGCTGGAAGTAAAATTTATGCCAATAAGCAGAAGGCAAAAATTGCAATGTCTGATGCACAACTGCTACATGCAGAGCGTCAAGCTCGTGGTGAGGAAGCTTACCAAGGTAAATTACTAGAAGCAAGACAATCAGATTATAAGGACGAGGCGGTTCTTGTAATATTGACACTACCCATTTTGGTTTTGGCGTATGGAGTCTTTTCAGACGACGCACAGGCGATGGACAAGATAAAAATTTTCTTCGAGCATTTCCAATCGCTTCCATCATGGTTTACAAATTTGTGGATACTTGTCGTGGCGAGTATTTATGGTATAAAGGGTACACAAATATTTAAGGGAGGAAAAAAATAATGAACAAACCAAAGAAAAAAATACCTGCCGGTAAAAAAGGTAAAGGAATTAAGAAATTAAAAAAAGTAGCTCCTAAAGTTGCTTCAAGAATGGGTTACAAAAAAGGGATGAGAGCTTGTAGCTAATGTCTGACCTTAGAAAAAAATTTATTGCGTTAGCAAAAAATAAAGGAAGCAGAAGAGATTTTGTTAAACTTGCTAATGAAGAAGGTTTGACCGATAAAACTACACCCGCGAAAAAACAAAAAAATAATAGATACACAAAAGCTTTTGCAAAAGCTAATTCATTAGATTTAGAAGGTAAAGCAAAAACGAATGTCTTTAGAAAACTATATGGTATGAAAAAATATACTCCATTAGCACTTCTAACTTCATCTTTGTTTGATGCTAGTCCTGCAAATGCGGATGAAATTGACATGGATTCAGAAGATTTTCTAGAACTTAGAAGACAAAATATGAGTAAAGGTGGATTAGTTAAAAAAGGAAAACCTAAAAGAGCAAAGAAGGGTTGGAAGTAATGGCTAAACTTTGTGCAAAAGGAAAAGCTGCGGCTAAAAGAAAATTTAAAGTTTACCCTTCGGCGTACGCTAATATGTATGGATCTGCAGTTTGCTCTGGTAAAATAAAACCAGGTGGTAAAAAGAAAAAAACTAAAAAGAAAAAATAATGGCTGAAGCTGGTCTAAGAAAATGGGTCAAAGAGAAATGGGTAGACATAGGAGCTCCGAAGAAGAACGGGAAGTATCAACCTTGCGGGAGAAGCAAAGGATCGAAGAGGAAGTATCCAAAATGCGTCCCACTTGCAAAAGCCACACGGATGACAAAAGGGCAAAAGGCGAGTGCTGTCAAACGAAAACGAGCAGCTGGAAATCCGGGCGGTAAACCAACTAATGTTAAAACATTT